ATGACCACAGGCCAATGGGATCCCGACCACGTTCGCCGGCAGGTTATGCGTCAGGCGCGGTACGCGCTCAACGTCGCTGTCCTCAACGAAGACCGTGTCCCACCTGAAGGTCCGTACGACGTCGCGCTAACCAACGGACTGCTCGCGGTCATTGGCGCACTCGACCCGAATGCGATCACGAACAAGAAGGGCTTCACGTTAGCCGCGCGGGAACTGCTCCCGATCGCGGTCTCCCTCGGTCTCGACATCGACCTGGACGTCCTAACCGAAGGCCTCGACCTCACCCAGCCGCTCCGACACGGCCGGGCCGATGACGAGTGGATCCAACTTCGGCCGAAGCACATCGACGCCCTGCGTGCGCTCGACGACCTCGACGGACTCCAGCTGCTCGACGAGATCGATCAGCACCGCACCGTCGATGACCTGATGGTCGCATTGTTCGCGCAACAAGCCTCGACCTACGCCGATCGCAACGTAACCGGCATTAAGGACTACCTCGACATGGCACCGACCGAGACGTGCGAGGAGTGCGGACGGGAAACCTTCGTCCCGGACGGCTACAACCCAGACGGCGAAGTCACCGTCGGGCTCTGCATCGCCTGCGGGTGGGAACGCGACCCCGCGACGGCGGAGGAGATGAACCTGCTGGCGGAGTTCCAGCGCAAGTGGGATCGCGACTGAATCTGCCCCTATCAACTGTAGCGTGCGAGCAACATGCTGGCACTCCTCGGCTCCTCGGCATGACCGGGTGTTTGATCGCGGCGGTGTAACCTGCATGGATCACCTCCCCTCCCCGACCTTGTTTGCTGTTCCTGCGCGAGGTGTGCTCGGTCGAGTAGCCTGACGGCCGCCGTGGAGAAACGAGAGTCGGCCCAGGGGGTTTCGTGGTTACAACTACTTCGTTCTCAGAGCACCGCGCCGTCTCGGTATCCGAGCCACTGCGTCAAGGGGATGTCCTTGAGTGTGCTTCTGAGGAAGCGACGCCGTGGAATCGGCACCTCTTGGTCATCACCGCAGACTGTGACTTCGCGCACGGAAAGCATCAAGGCAGGGTCACTTGCGTTCCCCTGCTTACGAAGGAGGAGTACCTTCTTGAACTCCAGATGCCAAGGATTCGCGAGCAGGTAAAAGCGAAGCTCTTGAAAGCCTGCCGTGACTCGATCGGCGCATTCGGCGCACCGTTGATATCGGACGCCCGGTTGACTGCGTGGCCAACGGAGCAACCCGCTGACCAGATCCTCAACGACTTGGGAATTGCGCAAGAAGACGGGCAAGTAGCTCGCGCATTGCTTGACGCAATCAAGCTCATTCAAGAAGTGCCTGCTTCCGTCGAGGAGGCGGTGGCCACTTTAGTCGATGCGCAGGCATGCCTCCCGAACTCCAGGTCCGTCAAGAACTTGACTGCCGATCTCATCGATCGTCTTCAGGGGGCTTTCAAGCAGCCGCCCGGTGACGCCCTCTTCATTTCGTCTCTAGCGGACGGCTACGACCACGGCTACTTCGCGTATCTGCGACACCTTGAGCAGATTTGGCAGCCGGAGATCGCCTTGGGGCCGTCTCGCGCACATATCGGGTATCGCCGAATATCTCGACTCCGAGAGACATACACCCACGCTCTGGCCCAACGGTTCGCATTGGTCTACATGTCGATTGGCCTGCCAACTGAATATGAAGAAGTCCGTGACCTTCACGCAGAACTACTGGAAGGGGCGCTTCCGTGAGGCCGCTTGTGACTACCGTCGCTGCTCTTCAGGAGTTGGCGACGGGCATTGCGCCCGGCGCAGTCGATACCTCGATGAGGCTATTCGAGTGGCCAGGCGAAACGGTTGACGTTGTCCTTACGTCGAGCGACACCGTCGAGGAGACCCGGGTCATCGTCGTACGCGACGGTTTCGCGGCAGACCCTGTCATTCCCGACGGACTTCAGAGACACCGTCGTGAGGTAATCGGACGCATGGCCTCTTTCGCTGGACGTGCACAGAATCAAGCACCTTTAACGCTACCTCGGGCGTGGCGTCAGTATAAGTTTGACAACTTCATGGCGTTCCATGCGTCGCCGCACAACGACGGAAGCATCACACGGTGGATTGCTGAGGTTCGGTCCGGGAAGCCAGCCGATGTCATTTTCTGGGAGGCGACGAACTCCGACAACAAGACGAGCCTATCTGAGTTCGCGTCAAGAAGGCGGGTGTCGCCGCGTATTGATGAGGACTGGGCTAGCGCCGTCCGGGCGGCGGAAAGCCACTTTGCAAACTTGGAGCGCGCTGAGCCTTCAGACGTGGAGATAGCGCTGCCGGAACTTGATCGGTCAGCGATGAAAGGCTGGTCGTATGACACCTGGATGGGTGTCGTCAGTGACGACCAGCGAGCGTTCATTGAAGCTCCGACGGACAAGGCAATCCGTTTGCGTGGACCTGCTGGTTCTGGCAAAACCTTGGCCCTAACTCTCAAGGCGGTGAACGAGGCGCTCAGGGCACGCCAGTCCGGCAAGGAGATTCGGATCTTGATGGTGACACACGGGTGGTCGCTTGCATCCGAGATCTCCGACTCGAAGGACGCTCTTGGACTCGGGCCGCTTCCCGAAATTGAGGTCTTTCCGCTACTCGAGATCGCATCCGCGATCTCCCCGGGAGCGGGCATGGAAAGCAGTCCCTACAAGCTCATCGGCAATGACAGCTTCAGCGGGAAGCAAGCCCAGATTGATCAAATACTGGAGTTGCTCCAGGATTTTATAGAAGGCGACTGGCTGACCTATCGCAGCCGGGTGTCGCCACCACTCCGAGCGCGCTTTGATTCGGAGGAGGTCGACGACCGTTTCGCGTTGGCCTGGGATCTTCTCGTGGAATTCGGCTCGGTCATCGGCGCTGCCGCAATCTTCCCTGGCGCGGGGTCTGAGAGTCGATACACGTCGCTTGAGAGAGCAACATGGATGCTGCCGCTGCAGACTCGAGACGACCTGCGGGTCGTATTCGACCTGTACACGAGGTACATGGAGAACTTGGACGCGCAAGGTCTATGGACCAGCGACCAGGTGCTTGCCGATCTTCTTAATGACCTCCAGAAGCATTCGTGGAATCGCGCGCGCCGCACCGAGGGATACGACCTGATTTTCGTGGATGAGTTCCACCTCTTTAATCCGCTGGAACGGCAAGTTCTCCACTACCTTTCAAGGGATGTGTCGAACTATCCGCGGATCTTCATGGCACTCGATCCTCGACAATCGCCGTCGGAGGCCTTCATTGGTCTTGCCTCGGACGAGACACACTCGACGAGCGCTGGTGAGGTCTCTGAAGGCGGCATGGGAGACATCGCCAATTTTGAGCTTAATACTGTGCATCGATACACACCCCAGATTTTGCATCTCGTCAAACACGTGCATCATGAGTTTCCCACGTTGGACCTCGGTGCCGATTGGAACGTGGACTTCAGTGCGGTCGAGTCGGGTCAAGAGGATGGTCCCCTGCCTCGCCTAACGATTGCCGCAAGCCCATCGGGCGAAGAAGACGACATCGTGAAAGCGGTTCATGACCGTTACCACGCAGGCACGATGGCGCTCGCGATCGTTGATACGCGGCAGTGGCGCAGGTTTAGTGAGCTGGCTGCCCGCATCAACGGATCTCCGAAGTTTCACGTGGTAACGATCTCCGGGCGCACAGACGACGAGGGATTGGGATACCGGAAGCGAGGACTTGTCGTGGGCTTGGCTGAATATCTCGCCGGGCTTCAGTTCGACACGGTGCTGGTCGCCGGCATCCCCGACATGCAGATCGGTAGTCGCTCTCCGAGCGAGCAAACCAGGCTGCTCTCCCTCTTGTACCTTGCATTGAGTCGTGCGGAAAATGGGGTCCAAGTCTTTGTCAATGACGAGGATGGCGGGGCGCCCGAGGTTCTGCAGCGCGCCGTTGTCAACGGTCTAATCAAGTCTGAGCGAGGAAGTCTCACCTAGGTCCCCGATTTCTGGCGCGCCGTGATCGTTCGAAGCGCCTTTCCGAGAGGTTAGAAGGGTCGGTCGACGCTGCGTCATTCTGGGCGGAATGTTGCGCTTCCATGCATCGCGCGCGGCCGACGACATCTCTCCCAGTGCCATCGACGAATCGCGCGGTGACGCTGATCGCGTGCGGGCCTAAGCGGGCCATGGCGGCCGTCAGCCACGGAACGCTCAACCTTGACGACTCCCCCAACGCAAACCGCCCCCGCCCTGCGTCTCCGCAGGTCAGGGGCGGTTCAGGCCGTGGCAGGTAGTGGATTCGAACCACTGGCGTGCTACTTTGTAGAACCCCGCTCAGTAGGGCACAAAATGCCTTCTGACCTGCATAAATAGCGGCCTCCTCGTCCGGACAACGGCGGCCAAAGGTGGACAAAGGTAGCCTGTTCCGTAGCACGCTCGTAGCACGAAACTGACCCAAGGAGGTCCGATGTCGAGAGGCTTTGGCCGAGTTCGGAAGTTGCCGTCCGGTCGCTGGCAGGCCTTCTACTCCGACCCTACTGGAGCGACTCGGATATCCCGCTCAGGCAATCCGACGCCAGTGCGGCACGCCGCACCATCGACCTTCGGCACGAAGCGCATCGCCGAGGGCTGGCTCGGCAAGGAACAGGAGCTCGTCGCCAGCGGCTCCTGGACTCCGCCGGCTCTCAGGACCGCTGCCCAGCGCGCCGCGATCGAGGCCGACGGCAAGGGGACGCCTGGCGAGAGCTTCCGCTCCTATGCGGAGCGCTGGATGGCTGAGCGGCGCACCAAGCAGGGCGCGCAGCCGCTCGCACCGCGCACCCGTGCGAAGTACGCCGACATGCTCGAGCACGATCTCGCGCCGCTGGCCGAGCTGCCCCTAGAGCGCATCACTCCAGCGGTCGTCACCGCATGGTTCGAGACCTGGGCTCCCCGCCGACGTCGTGCCCGCCCGGGCGACACGGGCGCAACCCAGCGAGCTCGCGCCTACGCGTTCGGCCGGGGTGTCATGACGACCGCCACCGGCGCCTTGGGGCCACTCGCTGGACAGCCGAACCCCTTCGCGATCCGCGGTGGCGGCGCCTCTCCCACGAAGCTCCGCGAGGAGCTCGCGACCGCCGACGAGGTCGACATCATGGTCGCCACGATTCGCCCCGAGTGGCGCCTCCTGGTCCTGCTCGGCCTCTGGACCGGGCTTCGCTACTCGGAGATCGCCGAGCTGCGCCGCGGCGATGTCGACCTCGCTCGCGCCGTGCTGCGGATCCGCCGCGCCGTTTCGGGCGACAAGGAGAACCCAGTCAAGGGTCCGAAGTCCGAGGCCGGAGTGCGCGACCAGCGCGTCCCGACCTTCCTGGTCGACGACATCCGGAAGCACCTCCGCGAGCACGCCGCTGGCGCGAAGGATTCGCTCCTGTTCCCCGCTCAGTCCGGTGGGCACCTCGCCCCCCAGACGTTCTACGGCACCGCACCGGGCGCCAAGCGCAAGGGCCGTGTAGCTAGCTCGACCGGATCCCGCGGCTGGTACCACGCTCGCACCGCCGCCGGCCACCCCCAGCTCCACTTCCACGACCTCCGCGCAACCGGCGCCACGCTCCTGGCGCAGCAGGGCGCCACTGAGGCCGAGATCCAGGAGTTCCTCGGAGACTCGACCCCGCAGGCTGCGCAGCGGTACGTGCGAGCCGCCAGGTCGCGGATGGACATGCTCACCGACAGGCTCAACGACTTGGCGACCGAGGGGCGCTGGTGACCCTAGGGGATCACGCGCCCCACTCCCCTGCGGCGCCGACGACGTAGCCGTCGATGACGGCTCGTTCCTCGGGCTCCAGGGTGTCGAGCCGGACGCGGTAGAGGTTGAGCGTCACGTTCAGCTCGTTGGCGGCGTGACCGTCGTTGACCGTGACCACGATCGTGCGAGCGAGCAGGTCGAGATCGGGCAGCAAGAGCCGGGCTGCGAACTCGTCGGCACGCTGTTCGCGGCGGTCGTCATAGAGGCCGTCCTCGGTGCCACAGGTGTCACCGAGGACGATGTGCGCCAGCTCATGCGCGAGCGAACATCGGGTCTTCAGTCGGCGCTCTCGCTTGTCGATCGCGATTACCCGCTGGATCGGGAACCAGCGCGCGCGCCGCCCCAAGAGGACCTCGGGATTGTCAGTCCAGTGCAGCCTGACGTCCGGCATCGTCGCCAGCAGGCTGTACGGACTGCTCACGTTTCCTCCGGGGCCTCGTTTCCCTCGACGTCGTTGCGCACTGGCTCCGCTACCGAGGGCTGTCCAATCAGGTCTTCGTCGGTGATGGTGCCGGGAAGGTCCGACGGAACCCGTCGGCTCGCCCGCTTCTGGGCAAGCTCGTCCGCCTCATCCAGATCGGCGTCGAGTCGCGGCGCGACTGCGGCCTCGGGCACCAGGTAGGTCTGCCCGTCCGCATCCTCGGCCTCCCAGCGCGCGATGCGTCCGAGGCGCTCCTCCGCGCCGGCGACGATCTCTGCGGACGTCGAACCGACAGCGCGCGCGAGCTCCGCCAGGACGGCGACGTCGATGTGGCGCTCGTTGCCCTTGTCCTTGCCCAGCCAGCGGCGGAGCGAGGCGTAGTTGACGCCGGCCTTCTCGGCCAGCGCCTTGTCCGAAAGGCGAGCCGCGGCAGCCTCCGCGCGGATCTGCGCTGCGACTGCGGCGTTGAGCCCTTCGCGAGGGCCGGGGACAGGAGCCATGGCACGAATGTACCCAATCGGAGTAAGTCTGTCACCATTCTGAGCAAGATTTCTGCCAGATGGTTGTTGACAGTTACTCCGTTCGGAGTGAATGATCCTCTGCATGGCGAACAACACCACGGCCAACATCGTGGTCCAGGCGGTGGTCGAGGAGATCAAGGCCTCGGGCGTCACCGTTGTCTGGCTCTGCGAGAAGACGGGCATCCCGCGATCGACACTCGTCCGGCGACTGAACGGCGCGACGGCCTTCGACCTCAACGAGCTCGACCGCATCGCGGCGGCGCTCCGGATCCCCACCTCGCGATTGCTGCGATCGGACGCCGCCTGATGACCGACGAGCGCATCAGCATCCAGAGCGCTGCCAAGCTGCTCGGCCAGTCGGCCAAGACCGTCCGTCGTCGCATCGCCGACGGAACCCTGCCCGCCGAGCGGATCAAGGGATCGAACCAGTACCGCGTCAAGCGAGCTGACGTCGAAGCGATGCTTGAGCCCGTCCCCACTGCGGGGACGGTGCAGTGACCGCCCCACCCGGCCACCCGGCCACCTCCAACGACCGACCCCCCGTCTCTGGTGGGGATGCGCACCTCGCGCTCATGATCCGCGACGCACGCCGGCGGTTCCCCGAGCTGCGCACGCGCGGCAAGCGGGAACTGCTCCGCATGGCCCGAGAGTTCGAGGCCGCGCGCGAGCTCGACGAACGCGACCGCCAGGCGCGCCAGGCCAGCGCCGACGAGTTCGGCAACTGGTTGCGCTCGAACTACTGGCCGAGCGTGAGCCGTCGGCCGCGGCCGAACATGGCGCCGCCGTGGGCAGTGAGGTCGTCGTGACCTCCCTGTCTCAGCGACGGTCCGGCGCCCGCAACGGCGCCCGGCTGGCCGAGGCTGCCATCTCCGAGGAGAAGGCGCGCCAGGCGGCAGTCGCCGACCAGGAGCACGCGGCCGGTGTCGCCCGACGCAAGGCCGCACGCGAAGCGGAGGCCGCCCGGGTGAAGTTCACGGCCGACGACCTCGCCGGCGCCTCGCACGTCCGCGACGCCGTCAGGTGGCATCGCGTCGTGCGCGTCTCGGCCAAGTCGGTCACGGTCGCGACGGCCTACTCGTGGACCGATCGCATCCCGATCGGTCGGGTGCTCCAGTACGCGATCGACGGGAAGGCGGTGAGCACATCGTGAGCGCCTACTCGCGCAAGAAGCGCGCCGGCAAGCTGCCCAAGGCCAAGCCGGACCGCCGCACACCGCCGGCCATCGACCGCCGCGTCCAGCCGAAGGCCACCCCGAAGGCACGCACGCCGCGGCGGTTGCCCTGGGAGGGTGCGGACGCGCCGGACCACTACGACCACGGCATCGCTCGGATGATGCGTGAGACGCCCGGGCGGTGGTCCTCGTGACCGTCCTCAGTGCCCGCCCACTCGACCCAGACCAGGCCGACTTCCTCGACCTGCTGGCCGACGACGGCTCCATGCTCGCCATGGTGCACGCCAACGACTTCCGCGACGCCTGCCGCACCGTCGCCGACCGCGATGACGGCTGGGTCCACCCCTCGAAGGTGTCCGCCGTGCTGCATGAGCGCTTCGGTGAGATCAACCCCCAGTCGTTCTCCGCACGCTGGGCACCGGCGTGCGGACCCAACGGCTTCCTCGACAAGACCGACGTGCGGGCGCCGATCGACGGCACGCACTCGCGGGGCAACTCCAACAAGGACGTCGTCCTGCGCCGCTGGCGCGACTGGTCCCCCTGACCCACCACCACACCGAGCGAAGGCCGGTCACCCGCAACCCGGGTGGCCGGCCTTCTGTTTTCCCGATCCCAGGAGCAACGACATGAGCGTCACCCAGATCAACCGCCCCCGCCCCTTCGTCGTCGGCAAGCGTCAGGCGCTGATCCCGCTGGACTCGCCGTCCCGCGCGAAGTGCATCGGCCTCGACTGCCAGAGGGACGAGGCCGCGTGTCCGCGCCATGAGGCCCGTGCCTACCGCGTGGACGCCAAGCACTACCGCGAGCCCGACGTCATTGTCGTCTCGGCGCCCACGCTCGCCGAGGGCCTCGACCGCTTGCGGGCCGAGCTCGCCCCCCACGTCGGGCGGACGTCGTGACCCCCGACCAGCTCGCCGGCCTGGCGATCCTCATCGGCCTCGCGGTCGCCTACTTCGGCGTCCGGCGCGCATGGGCCGAGTGGCTCGGTGATGGCCGATGAGCGACCTCGACGTCCAGCCGCCCAACCCGACGCTCGAGGAGATCCGGCTCGAGGACGCCCAGGTCGAGCAGAGCCGTCATGCCCAGCGGATGCAGGCCAACTTCGACCACTACATGGCCGAGCTGAGGAGCAAGGGCCAGTACGCGTGCCGCGTCCACGGGTGCTTCGCGCCGATCACCGAGGGCGGCTTCTGCGTGGAGCACAACGAGAGGCGGTGGGACTGATGAGCGTCGTCATCACCGAGCCCGGCGTCTACTACGACCTCGACGAGGCCGACTACCACGCGCAGCACGACTGGCTGTCTTGGTCGCGAATGAAGCACCTCCTCCCGCCCTCGACGCCCGCACACTTCAAGGCTTCGCTCAAGGCTGGCGAGAAGCGGAAGCGGCACTTCGACCTCGGCAAGGTCGTGCACCGACTCATCCTCGGCGAGGGGTCGGACTTCGAGGTCGTCCAGGCGCTCAACCGACAGAGGGAGCCCTACGACGCGACGTCCTACGACCTCGTCTCGGCGCAGGCGCACCGTGACCGGATCTACGAGGCCGGGAAGGTGCCGATCCTGCGACACGAGCTGGACGCCGCCGAGGCGATGGCCGCGTCGGTGCAACAGCACCGGCTCGCGAGCGCCCTGCTGTCCGACGGGCGCCCCGAGGTCTCGCTGTTCTGGATCGACCACGAGACCGGCGTCAAGTGCCGCGCCCGGCTCGACTGGCTGCCGAACCCCGACGTCGGGCCCCGCCGCCTCATCGTGCCCGACGTGAAGACGGCAGCAGATGGCAGTGGCCTGGCGTTCGGGAAGGCGGCTGCGTCGTTCGGCTACTTCGGACAGTGGACCCACTACCTCGACGGCATCCGTGCGCTCGGCATCAACGGGGATCCCGCGTTCGTGTTCGTGATCGTCGAGAAGGACGACCCGCACCTCGTCAACGTCGGCCAGTTCGCCAAGAGCGACGACGTGGCACAGGCCCGTCGGGCCGTCGACCACTGCCGGCGCCTCTACGCCGACTGCCTCGCCGCCGACAGGTGGCCCGGCTACGGCGAGGACGTCAACGACTTCGAGCTGCCCGCGTGGTGGCACTACCAGATGGAGGCACTTCTCCCGTGACCACGATCGACCAGATCCAGCAGCCCCGCACGCCCGTGACCCAGGCGACCGCCGTCGAGCAGGCTCGCGCAGTCGCCGAGGTCGCCGCCGCCGTCCGCGTCGCCCAGGACAACCCCCGCAACCGCGACCGCGCGCTCGGCGAGATGCGCGACTCCTGCGGACGACTCGCCCTCGCCAACCGCGCGTTCTACTCCGTGCCCAACCGCGGCAGCGGACCCTCCGTCCACCTCGCTCGCGAACTCGCGCGCATCTGGGGCAACGTCCGCTACGGCGTCCACGAGCTCTCCCGCAACGACGAGACGGGCATGAGCGAGATCCGAGCCTTCGCCGTCGACCTCGAGACCAACGTCGAGTCCACGCGCACCTTCCAGGTGCCGCACGAGCGGATGAAGGCGCGTCGCCGCGAGAAGCTGACCGACCTCGGCGACGTCTACCTCAACAACCAGAACATCGGCGCGCGGGCCGTGCGCGAGTGCATCTTCACCGTCCTCCCGACGTGGTTCACCGAAGAGGCGCAGGACCGCTGCAACCAGACGCTGCGCGACGGCGAGGGAGTGCCGCTCGACGATCGCATCACGCAGATGGTCGACGGCTTCCGCGGTGCGTTCGGCGTGACCGAGCAGCAGCTCGAGGACCGCCTTGGCCGCAAGCGCGGCCAGTGGGACGCCGGCACGGTCGCGCAGGCCACGGTGATCTACACCAGCCTGCAGCGCGGCGAGACCAAGGTCGCCGACGAGTTCCCGGCCCAGTCCAACGGTGTCACCGCCAGCGAGATCACCGGGGCGGAGTCCGCAGGTGAGTAGCCCGACCACGCCCAACGCCACGGCGCCCGAGACCACCGGTCCGGGCGCCGTTGTCGCCTTCCGGGCCAAGCGGCTCGTCTGCGCCGCCGAGCTCTCCGACCGGCACATGGGTCGCGTCGTCCGCATCCGCGAGGTCGAGGGCGTGCTTGTCGCGCTCGTCCCGCACCAACCCGCATCGACGTCGCCCTGCGCGTCGGCGGGTCGCACGCCATCTTCCCGCTCGACCTCGACGCCGCCGTCGAAGTCGGGCCCAAGCACAAGGAGCACCGATGAAGATCCGTGCCGAGCGCAAGCAGCTGGCCGCGACCGCGGCGTGGGTCGCGCAGGCGCTCTCGAGGAATCCGGCCACACCAGACCTGGCCGGCATCCGCCTGCGAGCCGAGGGCAACACGCTCACCCTCAGCGCCTTCGACTACGACGTTCACCACGAGGCACGGCTCGCCGTTGAGGTCGCCGGCGAGGGCGAGTGCCTGGTCTCGGGCGCCTTCCTGCGCACGATCACCGCCGAGCTCTCCGGGAGGGAGGTCGAGCTGGTCCTGGACGGCGAGCGGCTGACCATCTCCGCCGGTCGATCGACGTACCGCGCCAACCTGCTCGACTTGGGCAGCTACCCGACGCTGCCCGACGCCCCAGCTACGTCCGGGATCGTCGATGCCTACGCGCTCGCGGACGCCGTCTCATCGTGCATCGGGCCGACGGACGACGCGGCGCCCGTTCCTGCAGTCGCCGGGCTGCGCGTCGAGGCGGCCGACGGCACGCTCGACCTCATCGGCACCGACGGCAGACTGCTGGTCCACCGCTCCCTTGAGTGGAAGGGCGAGGACTTCGGGGTCACGCTCTCGAGCGGCGCCGTGGCTGCGGCGGTCAAGGGGCTGTCGGGCCCCGTCGCGATCGGCGTCACCGAGTCGAGCGTCGGCCTCTCGGACGCCGAGCGCACCGTCGTCATGCGCACGATCAGCCACAAGTACGCCCAGTGGCGCCTCGCCGTCCGACCGGCTGACCGCGACAGGTTCGGGGTGATCGTCGAGCGCGACGACCTGGCCGAGGCCGTGAAGCGCGCCGCGCTGCTCACCAAGGCGGCCAAGGACGCCGGCGCCGTCGTGCTGACCATCGAGCGCGACTCGATCGAAGTCACCTCGTCCGACGCCACCGCCGGCGGCTCCGAGGTCCTCGACGCGCAGGCCGACGGCCGCGAGGTCATCCCGTTCAGCCCGTTCCTGCTCGGCATGGCACTCGCCGCCATGGAGCCCGGTCCGATCCGACTGGGCATCGACAGGCGCCGCTCGCCGGACATGGCCGGCATGACCAGCATCCGGCCCGCCGACCGGGCCAGCACCGACGACCGCGAGGCGGTTCTCGCCGCACGCAAGGGAGGAGAGGCCCGATGAGCGCCATCACCGACAAGGCCAAGCCCGTCGCCTGGCTCAGCCCCTGGCTCAACGACGGCAAGCAGTCCGGCTTCAAGCCGGGCGACAAGATCGAGGTCTCCAACCAGCGAGGGGTCACCCTCGTCGGCGAGGTCTGGGACAAGGGCGAGAAGGCCGGCGACCTCTGGGTCGTCGTGGACGGCCGGACCTACGACGTGCGCCACCGGCGTCCGAGCTGCGTGGCCGACCTCAAGGCACGAACGCGCATCCGGCGGCCCGTCAAGCGTGACGCCCGTGGACGGTTCAGTCGGTGACTGCCTACGCCGAGTACCTGGCCCAGCGTGCCCAGCTGGCCAACGCCGGCGGCTTCGACCCGGTGCACATGCCGGACCACCTGTTCGACTTCCAGCGTGTGCTCGTCGACTTCGCCGTCCAGCAGGGGCGCGCCGCCCTGTTCGCCGACTGCGGCCTTGGCAAGACGCCGATGTCGCTGGCGTGGGCGCAGAACGTCCACGAGCACACCGGCAAGCCGGTCCTGCTGCTGACCCCGCTCGCGGTCGGATTCCAGGTCGTCGCCGAGGGCCACCGGTTCGGATACGACGTTGAGCAGTCGCGCAGCGGCAAGCCGGCCGCGCCCATCACGGTCACGAACTACGAGCAGCTCGAGAAGTTCGACCACTCCGACTTCGGCGGCGTGGTCTGCGACGAGTCCTCGATCCTCAAGGCGTTCGACGGCAAGACCAAGGCGATCGTGACCGAGTTCCTGCGACTGGTCCCATTTCGGCTCCTGGCCACGGCCACCGCGGCGCCGAACGACTACACCGAGCTCGGCACCTCGAGCGAGGCACTCGGCGGGCTCGGCTACATGGACATGCTGACGCGGTTCTTCATCAACAAGGACCGCTCGATCAGCAGCCGGGGACGCACGCAGCACCGGATCACCGGCAATCCGACCGACGTCGGTGGCGCGATCAAGTGGCGCCTCAAGGGCCACGCCGAGGAGCCGTTCTGGCGCTGGCTGGCCACCTGGGCGCGCGCGATCCGCCGGCCCTCCGACTACGGCTTCGATGACGGCGCGTTCGTGCTGCCCGAGCTCGTCGAGCGGGTGCACCTCGTCGAGCCGGAGAGCGTCCGAGACGGCTTCCTGCTCAACCTGCCGGCAGTCGGGCTGCGCGAGGAGCGCGAGGAGACCAGACGCACCCTCGACGAGCGATGCGAGGCCGCATCGGCCGCACTCGAGGACGCCGACGCCGCCGTGGCGTGGTGCCACCTCAACGACGAGTCCGCGACCCTCGCTCGGCTCATCAAGGGCGCCGTCGAGCTCACCGGCTCCGACTCGCTGTTCGAGAAGGAGGAGAAGCTCGCCGCCTTCACCCGCGGCGAGATCCGAGTTCTGGTCACCAAGCCGAGCCTCGGCGCGTGGGGGCTCAACTGGCAGCACGCCCACCGAATGACGTACTTCCCCTCGCACTCCTACGAGCAGATGTACCAGGCGATCCGACGGATGTGGCGCTTCGGCCAGACCCAGCCCGTCGAGGTCGACGTCATCACGACCCCGGGCGGCGAGCAGATCCTCACCAACCTGCACCGCAAGGCGGCCGCCGCCGACGCGATGTTCGCCGCACTCGTCGCGCACATGAACGACGCCCTCGGCGTCACCTCGCACGCCTATGACAACGAGATGGAGGTGCCAGCGTGGCTGGCTTCCTGACCCAGCAGATCACCGACCGCTGGGCGATCTACAACGGCGACAGCATGGACATGCTCGCCGGCATCCCTGACGGGTCGATCCACGGCGCGATCTACTCCCCGCCGTTCGGCGGGCTCTACCACTACTCGAGCGACGACCGGGACCTCAGCAACGCGCCCGACTACGCGACGTTCTGGGAGCAGTACCGCTTCTTCATCGACGAGCTCTACCGCGTCACTATGCCTGGCCGCACGAACGCCGTGCACGCCTCCCTCATCCCCTCCGGGAACACCGGCGCAGACGCGTACACCGACTTCCCCGGCGACGTCATCCGAGCGCACCAGGCGGTCGGCTGGCAGTTCATCGCCCGCCACGTCATCTGGAAAGAGCCGCTCGCGGTCCGCAATCGGACCCTCGCGAAGAACCTCGCCCACAAGACGATCGTCGACAACGGCGCGCTCGGTGGCATGGCCGCGCCCGACGAGCTGCTCGTGTTCCGCAAGCCAGGCGCCGACACCCCGGTCAACCACCCGAGCGGACTGACCGGCACCTACGCCGGCGGCGAGCAGCACCCGGCCGAGCTCGCGCGCTACCGCGGCTGGACCGGCGACCAGAAGGCCAACCGCTGGTCGCACTGGATCTGGCGCCGCTACGCCTCGAGCGTCTGGGACGACATCCGCCTCGGCCGCACGCTGCCCTTCCAGCCCGACGCCGCCGGCGGCGACGAGGACGACGCCGAGAAGCACGTGCACCCGCTCCAGCTCGACGTCATCGAGCGCTACGTCGACCTCCGCACTCTGCCCGGTGAGCGCGTGCTCACGCCGTTCATGGGCGTCGGCAGCGAGGTCTACGGAACCGTGCGCCTCGGGCGACTCGGCATCGGCTGCGAGCTCAAGCCCTCGTACTACGAGCAGGCGATCGCCAACCTCGCCACCATCGACGACGAGATCCACCTCGACGACGCCGAGTCGATGTTCACAGAGCTCGAGGACCTGGCCGATGCCTGACCTGATCGCCTGGGAGCGGCGAGGCATGATCCTCGTCGCCCCCGGGACGTCGACCACGCCACCGACGCCGACCTACGACGTTAGCGAGCTCATCGCCTGCCCGACCTGCCATGCCCGGGTCGTCGAGCGGTGCAAGAGCGCCACGGGCACGCCGCGCTCGCCACATGTCAACCGGCTCGTGCCGAGGCGCTGCCCGTGCGGCGAGTCGCTCGATGACCGGAAGCAGTTCTGCGAATGGTGCCGCCGCGAGGCGCGCCAGGAGACCTACGCGCGCCGCGAGAGGCGCGCGCCGACACGAAAGCGAAGGAGGGCTGCCTGATGGCCCACGGGAAGGTCCGGGCACTGCACCCGGACTTCTTCTCCGACGACGACCTGGCGGAGGTCAGCATCCCCGCGCGCCTGCTGTTCGCCGGCCTGTGGTGCTTCGCCTGCGACAACGGCCACGTGCCCGATCGGTCGAAACAGATCAAGCGGTGGATCTATGCCACCGACGACGTCAACGCGGCCGAGCTGCTGCGCGAACTTGAGGAAGTCGAGGTCATCGAGCGCCTCGAGGGGTGGATCACCGTCACCAACCTGGGCAAGAGGCAGCGCATCGACTGGCGCTACTTCAAGACCTGCGACCGCGAGGGGTGCGAGCGCCCCATGCGCAAGAGCGACCCGGATTCTGAGCCTGAAACCCGCAGTGCGCGCGCGGGGACACGACGGGCGCACGACGGGGCCACGCGTGCACCCGTCGGTGATGGTGATGGTGATGGTGATGGTGATGGTGATGGTGATGGTGATCTAAACCCCTTGTCCGACGCGTCGGACGACAAGACGCCGCCCAACCGCTTCGACGAGTTCTGGGCGACCTACGACCACAAGGTCGGCCGCGCCAAGGCCGAAGTCGCCTACCGGCGGGCCGTCACCAAGCCGGACGTCACCGAGGATCTCCTGATCGCGGCCGCCGCTCACTACGTCGCGTGGGTCAAGTCCGAGGGCAAGCACCCGAGGTTCACGAAGCACCCGACGACCTGGCTGCACGGCGAGCACTGGCGCGACGAACGCGTCGCCCACCGACCATCCGGCATTGCCGGCCACGCCGCCCTCGTCGAGCGCCTGGCCGCCGAGCAGGCTGGCCACCCGATTGGAGCCATCGAGTGAGCCAGATCGAGCCCGCCCACGCCGCCGCGATCCTCGCCATGGCCGCGATGTTCGACAACCGCAAGGAGAGCGAGGAGAAGGCTCGGGCCCTCGCGTTCTTCCTCAACCGCGCGGCCAGCAAACGCGACCTCGACCCGATGCGCACCTTCGGACTCGAGGACTGCCGGGACGCGATCTGCAACCACTACGACCGGACGGGCGAGTTCTTGACGCCGAGTCACCTACTCGACGAAGTGCTGCGCATCCGGAGCAAGCGCATCAGCGAACACCCACCCCTCGTCCCGCCACCCGGGCTCGACGACGCCGAGGAACGCCACTGGCTCGCCGGCGCCACCCGTCGCATCGGCGACGGCCAGACCTACGACAGCGATGCGCCCTACGAGCTCGTCCACGACGCCCCGCGTGTGCGCGCACTGCTGGCCGCCGCAACACCCCCGGCGCCGGACGACGCCGCATGAGCACCGTCCACCCGAAACCACGACTCCCCCGAACCAAGGAGACCCAGCCATGAGCAACCTGCCGTCGACACTCGCCGAGGCGCACGAAGCCCTCCGCGCGGAGATCGCTGCGACCAGCATTCACAACCACCACATCACCGGCTTGCTGAGGGCCGCCGAGGTCATCGGCGTACCGGATGCTCACGCCAACGAGGACCGCCGATGACAGCGGCGTCGAACTCGGAGGCCCGGAAGTGCGCCGCTGGAATTGCTGCCAGCAACCCGACGGCCCCGGAGCCCACCGGAACTCTGAAAGGCGCTCCTGGGGCCGATTCTGAGGCCCTGGCGGCACGAATCGCCGACCGTGAAGCCCTCGCCGACCTGATCCCCCTCGGATTCGACCCCATCCGCGATGGCGTCTCGAACGTCTACGACGCCGCAGACCTGATCCTTGCGTCCTCCTGGCTCGCCGACCACGACCGCCAGATCGTCCGTGAGCACGTCACCGCCGCACTGGACGAGATCGAGAAGCGCATCGAAGCGTGGGTCCGTCACGGCGAGGCCGTCCCCGCTGATGTCACGACCTACGACCGGGAGATCGTCCACCGCGAGCTTCGAGCCCTGATCTGTGACTACCGGCAGGAGCAGGACCGATGAGCGCCGAAAAGTGTCGCTTCATGCAGGCCGCCTACCCCGACCTTGACGCCAGGGACTCCTGCTCCGAGCACCGACACGACAACCAGACCTTCGCCCTCGCCCGCGCGCTGGCGGTCGTCTGCCAGGACCCCGATCCGAGCGATGAGCAGATCGGCTGGCTCATCGACGACGCTGCGGCCGTGGTCGACGACTTCGACCCGGCGCCCGCCGACTGGGTGGTGACGCCGCCCGAGATGGGCGAGGCGGCCAATCGGTACGGCGTGGACTTCACGTTGACGATCAATGGCATCGACTACGTGGTCCCCGAGAGCGAATGGGAGCCCTCGCATCCCGTCGCCCTCGCGAAGTGGCGCAAGTGGAACGACGACGCAGGGGAGGCCGACCGATGACCGCCTCGACCGACCTGGACGACACGCTCGCCAACATCCGCGCGAGAGCCGAAGCAGCGACCCCGGGACCGTGGCGCGTGGACGAGATCGCCCGAGTATGGGCCGACCGCGACCCCGCTGGCTGGGACGCCTTCCACATCGCCGCCTGTCATGACTCCGTCGGTCGCGCGTGCGATGACGACGAGGCCAACGCCGAGTTCATCGCGCACGCCCGCGCCGACGTGCCCCGGCTGCTCGACCTGCTCGACGAACAGCGAGACGTCATCGCGCGAGTGCAAGCGCTGGCGAGCGAGTGGGCGCACCAGCCGACCGACTACGACGAGGACACCGAGCAGCAGATCGCTGACGGACACGCCCTCCTTGCCGCGCTCGACGGCGCCGACACCACCACGACCGACGGGAGCGAGGCATGAGCGTCCTCCACCCGGTCCGCGCGCACCGAGCCCGACGCACCCGACGCCAGGCCGCCCGCGCCGCCGCCGAAGCCCGCCACGAGGCGATGTGGGTCCGCTTCTGGGCCGCCATGCACGACGCCACCAAGACCACGACCGACGGCGACGCCGTCCACGAAGGAGACACCCATGCCTGAGTACCGCATCGAGTTCCAGATCCAGCGTCGCGATGACGCAGACGACGAGGACGACTTCACCGAGATCGGCTTCGGCTCGTCTGGCGGGTGCGGCTCGCTCGACGACGCCGTCTACGCGATCGAGTCTGACCTCGGCAACGGCCAGTGGGAGACCGAGCCCGGCCAGCCCGACCCCGACGAGATCCTCGACGAGATCCGAAAGGCGCGTGCATGATGACCGGCCTGCACGCCGCGCTGGCTGCGCTGCTTGACGCGCCGTTCGACACGCTCGAGGTAGAGACCGTCAGCGACAGCGGCGGGGAGTACGTCATCGAGCAGGCGGACGTGATCCGCGTCGACGAGCTGCGTCGCCTGCTGGCCGAGTACCCGGCCGACCTGCCCGTGGCGACCGACAGCACGACGGCGGCGTTGATCGAGCGGTCGTCGGCCGGCACCCCGGAAGCCGTGGCTCTGCGCGCGTCCGTCAGCGACGAGGTCGCTGCTCGCGTCGTGGCTCGCGCGCAGGAACTGGAGGCTGACGCACCCGCACCCGCTCCCGGGCCGTCCGACCGGGCCGGGCTGAGCGAGGGCGAAAAGTCGGCGCTGGTGCGGTACCTCGACCAGTACGACAGCCACGACGACGTCAACGAGGTCGAGCTCTATGCCGTCGTCGAGCGCATCCTCGCCGACCGGCTCGCGGTGGCCGAGCAGGCGCGGGACGAGGCGCAGGCCGAGGCGGAGTGGGCCGGTCGCGGCGGCCCAGAGGGCAGCGAGCGCAGCGAGGATGACCTCGGCATCGCCAAGTGGCTGAGCGCATCCGAGGCCGCCCGCAAGGCCGAGCACCACTTCCCGGCGGACTGCCTGGCCGAGGCGGCGCTCGTAGTCGCCAGCCTTGATGGCCACCTCCACGCCGCTGAGCAGGAGGCCGCCACGCTGCGCGCCCAGGTCGCGGCGGTGCTCGGCGTGCTCAGCGAGACGACCTGCAACGGGTGCTTCCACGATGACCACCCGTGTGGGTCCGAGGCATGCGCGATGCGGGATCGCTTCCGCGATGCTCTCGGTGACCCGGGGCCGTGGGTGGACCGGCTCAAGACCGAGGGCGGCGTCGAGGCGCTGGAGCAGGCGGCCGACGCGCTCAAGCCTCGACCGGGCAAGCCGTGCGAGCGGCCGGAGAACTGCTGCGGGACGGCCGCCCAGTGTGACGCGGTCGTTCCCATGGCCCGGGTCGCGGGTGAGGACTGGCTCCGGGAGCGCGCTCGGGTGCTGCGGGACGGAGAGCCGACATGAGCCGCCCCCTGTTCGGAACGCCGATCGCTCAGCCGTTCCGCTGGTTCGCCTGGCACCCCGTGCACACGGGCGACCGAGGCTGGCGCTGGCTCCGCCCCGTCTGGCGGCAGCGCTACCAGACCAAGGTCCACCTCCCCGGCCCGATCCACCAGTGGTGGCACCACGACGTCGAGCGGGACGGCGGCGACCATGGCTGAGCCGAAGCGCGACCCCGACGAGACCGACGACCTGCAAGCCATCGTCCGATACCACGGCGCGAACGACGTCCTGGATGCCCTGCTAGCCGTCGCAGGCGAGTGCTACGGCAACGACAACGCCGTCGAGAACCTGCACCGCCTGATGCTGCACCGAGCCCAGGTGTTCACGGAAGAGGGAGACGACGATGCCTGAGCCCGACCCGATCGCCAAACTGCTCGCACAGGTGGCAGGCGAGCACCTCTGGCGCCACACGGCGACGACGCATTGCGCCTGCGGTTGGCGGCAACCACTCGCGCAACTGGCGGTCGAGGGCTACGTCGCCCACATCGCCGAGGTCCAGGCTGCTGCGCTCCGAGACGCCGGACACGTGGGCGGAGGTGAGCCGTGATCCCACCCGAAGACCGCTGGGAACCCTGGCCCATCCACACCGAACTCACTGGCGGCCCCGAATGCATCTACGACGACAACCCCACCACCGACACGCGACGACCAGTCGGATTCAAGCCGCCAACGACCGACACCGAACCACTGCTCTGGGAAGGCGACAACGCATGAGCACCACCAAGAACAACCACGCCGAAGACTGCGACCACAACTGGTCCACCCTCCGCGACGGCACCGGCCGAGCCCGCTGCACACACTGCGGAGCCATCGCACGCCGACACGTCGAGTGGATCATCGAGAAGGAGGCCGAGTGAGCACCACCAAGGTCGCACGCGACCTCACCGAGATCACCAAGCTTCACGAACGGCTGCTCGCCCAAGCCATCCAGAAGGCCGGCGCCACCATCGACGGCACCAGCCTCCCCGGCGGCGACGCCATGGTCGCGCTCGCCCACGTCGCCGACCCCGAAACCAACCAACGGCGCGTTGGGCTCGCCGAGGAACACCACATCGCCACCTGCCTGCGCACCGACCACGCCCGCTGCTGGACCGGCAGCGAAGACGAAGACGCCGACCATGAGCCTGTGCTCCAGTCGCTGCTGTTCTGGTCCGAGCAGTGGCGCACCGAGAAGGGCTACCCGCTCGAAGGACGCCGACCAACCATCGCCACCGAGGCCAACCTGATCCGCTCGCTCCTCGACTGGGCATGGGACAACCTCATCGAGTGGGACGACTTCGCCCGCGACATCAACCGAGCTCGCGTCCGCCTCGAAGACCTGCTGTACGCCGGAGCCAGGCAGGAGCGCACCCGGATCACCTGCAACCGCTGCGACGCCGGACCGCGGCTCCTGCACCTCTACGGCGCCGAGACCGACGGCAGCGGCGACAGGTGGAAGTGTCCGGCGTGCAAGGTGAGGCTCGACGACCGAGGCGTCCAGGAAGCACACGCCGCCATGCTCCGATCCGAAGGCGCCGAGAAGTGGGTGCCGCAAGCCGACGCCATCGGAATCCTCAAGGCACTCGGACGCTCCGAGAACACCGTCCGATCCTGGCTCCGACGCTGCCAAGCCGAGTCCTACTGCGACCCCATCACCCACGCCGTCTACGTCTGGTGGCCCTCACTGTGGCGGCTCCACCTCGACGGCATCACCAATGTGGCATGATGGCTTGCACCGGCTTCTCGATGCGGAAGCGTCTCTAGAAGTCGGCAGCCACGACCCCGACTCGCTTTCTCCGAGCCGGGGTCGCTGCATGTTCGGGAGGAAGCCATGCGGCTCAGCGAGCTCATCGCCCAAGACGACCGCTACGACGTCGACCTCAACCTCGAAGACGGCGACATCGTCACCGACCTCGTAGCGCTCATCCGCATCCAGCGGCTCACCGACACCGACGACGCCCTCATCATCGGCGCCACCGACACAACCGGCGGCATCGTCCAGTACGGCATCGTCCGCTCCGCCTGCCTGCAGGTCGAGCAGTGGATGACCACCGAACACGACGACGAGCCGTGAGTCAGCATGAAGGTCTGTCTCGAGCCCGGGTGTGGCGAGCTGGGCCCGAAGACTCGCTGCCCGGAGCACGCACGCCAGCGCTCACGCGACGCGGGCACCAAGCAGCAGCGCGGGTATGACGCGGACTACGAACGGCTCAGGCGCGACGACATGGCCCGCCTCGCACGAGGCGAGGTGCTGACCTGCTGGCGCTGTGGTGACGTCGTGATGCCACACGACTACTCGCTCGGCCACTGCGACGACGACCGCAAGGTCATCCACGGCCCCGAGCACCTCCGCAAGTGCAACCTCGCCAACACCCGCGGCGACTGCCCCCACCCCGACCACGCTGGTATCTCACCAGCCGCATAAGGGGTGGGGAGGTACCCCGGTCGTCCGACGCGAGAAGAACTGCGAAGTAGGTCTCTGTCCGGTTCCGCACGTTCAGAAGTTCCGGAGCATCTCACCAGACGCATAGCGCAAGGCCGTGCGTCGTTCGATGGCGGCGCAAGGCCGCTGAGGAGCTGATCGACATGACCCGTGGGGGTGCGCGCAACCGGTCCGGCCCGGGCAAGGACCCGAACTCGCTTCGTTCGGCGGCCGCTGGGGTCGTGCTGACCGCGCTCCCGAGCGAGGGCTACGACGGCGAGGTGCCGGACTTCCCGCTGATGGCGTTCACGGTCTACCGGTGGGAGTACGAGGACAAGCGCCGCTTCCAGGTGACCGACACCGAGGCGACCGAGGCGTTCCGCGACCGCGAGCTCGAGCTGTGGGAGCAGGCGTGGACCTACCCGCAGGCGTGCGCGTGGATCTCGGAGCCGTGGCGTTGGAACACGATCGCGATGTGGGTGCGGACCCAGGTCAAGTGCGAGTCGAGCGAGGCGACCGCGGCCGACAAGGGCTCGATCCACCGCTTCGCCGACCAGATCGGGATGACGCCGGCCGGGCTCAAGGAGAACGGCTGGGCGATCGCCCGCAACGAGGTCGGCGAGAAGGCCGCGGAGAAACAGAACGAGGCCGCGCAGGCACCGCAGTCGAGTGCGCGTGACCGGATGACCGTGGTCAACGGTGGCGGCGAAGGCTGAGCCCCCGGTCCGCTGGACCACCGGCCAGGACACCTGGATCGTCGACTTCCCCGTGCTGTGGGTCGCGGTCGACTGGGAAGAGCGCCACGCGGTCGTCTCCGACCCGGTCCGCGGCGTGCACCTGGACGAGAACGGCGACCCCGAGCCGTTCACCGAGTACGCCCAGCAGCTCTGGGTCACGGTCAACTGGTACCGAATCCGCCCGACCGCGAAGCCCGGCGACCTCAACACCGCGTTCCACTACCGCCGGGTGCAGTACGTCGGCCCGCAGAAGTGCGGCAAGGGCCCGTGGCTGGCGAAGAAGACCAAGGCGCAGGCCGGCGGCCCGGTGCTCTTCGAGGACTGGGCCAAGGGCGGCGAGGTCTACCGCTGCTCCGACCACGACTGCGGCTGCGGCTGGGTCTACGCCTACAAGCCGGGCGAGCCGATGGGCAAGCCCTGGGCGAAGCCGCTGATGCAGCTCCTCGCCACCGCCGAGGACCAGGTCGACAACGTCTACGACCCGCTCAAGGCGATGCTCAAGCACGGCTGGGACGCTGGCCGGTTCACGGTCGGCGAGGAGTTCACCCGCCTGCCGAACGACGGCCGGATCGAGACCGTCACCTCCTCTGCTCAGTCGCGACTCGGCAACCCGATCATCTTCGTGGGCCAAGACGAGACCGGGCTCTACACCGACTCGAACAAGCTGCGGAAGCCGGCCGAGACGACCCGGCGTGGTGCGTCGGCCATGGGCGGCCGCTCGATCGAGACCACCAACCCGTGGGACCCCTCGGAGGACTCGGTCGCTCAGCGCACCTGGGAGTCGAAGCGCCCCGACATCTTCCGGTTCTGGCTCAACCCCGAGCTGGACGTGAAGCTGCACCGCCCCGACGGCAAGCCGTTCTCGTTCTGGAACGGCCGCGAGCGCCGAAAGATCCTCAAGCACGTCTACCAGGGCATCGACCACATCAACATCGAGTCGGTCGAGGCCGAGGCGCTGGAGATCGGCGAGAAGGACCCCGGCCAGGCCGAGCGGTTCTACGGGAACGTCGCCAAGGCTGGTCTCGGGTCCTGGCTCAACATCGACTCCTGGAACGCCCGCAAGGCGCCGCGCGAGGTCAAGCCGGGCACGGCGGTTACGACCGGGTTCGACGGCTCGGACACCGATGACTGGACCGGCTTCCGCTGCGAGACCCGCGACGGCTACCAGTTCACCCCGACGTTCCCTGATGGGCGGCCGATGGTGTGGAACCCCGCCGAGTTCGGCGGTCAGGTCCCGCGCCTGGAGGTCGCTGCCGGTCTGGAGCACATCGCCACCACCTACCGGCTGGTGCGCGGCTACTTCGACCCGCCGTACTTCGGCACCGAGGTCGACGCCTGGGCCGAGAAGTACGGCGACAAGGTCATCGTGCGCTGGTCGACGGCCGCCGCGACCCGGATGCACCCCGCGGCCGAGCGGCTCGTGACCGACGTGACCAAGCGCGATTCGACCTTCACCCACGACGGCTGCGAGCTGACCGAGAAGTGCATCGGCGCCGCCCGCAAGTCCCACCGCCCCGGTGGCCGCTACATCCTCGAGAAGCCCGGCGATGGCCGCAAGATCGACATGGCCATTCCCTCGATCCTCGCCCACGAGGCCGCCTGCGACGTCACCGCCAAGGACCTGTGGCCGGCCGAAGAAGAGACCAACTACGCCTACTTCATCTGACCTCGCCAGGCGGGGTCTCGGGACCCCGAGGAGGGCTGCTGTGGCGACTGCCGAAGAGGCTGCCCGACTGGTCGACAAGCTCTATCAGCGGCTCGTCAACCGCCGACCGAGCATCGAGAAGCAGTTCAACTACTTCGAGGGCAAGCAGCCCCTGGCCTACGCCACCGAGGCGTGGAAGAAGTTCCACGAGGACCGCTACCGCGACTTCGCCGACAACTGGTGCGGCGTCGTGGCCCGCACAGCGGTCGACCGGCAGCGCATCGACGGGTTCCGCCTCGGCGGCCCGACCGACATCCTCACCGCCGATGAGCAGGAGCTGTGGCGCGACTGGAACCGCAACGACCTGGAGGCCCAGTCCTCCCAGGGCTTCCTCGCGGCCGCCGTCGCGAAGCGCTCTGCGGTCATCGTGTGGGGCAACGACGACGATGAGCCCGAGGTCTCCTGGGAGCACCCCGCCCAGGTCATCGTCGAGTACGACCCCACCGGCCGGACCCGCCGTGCCGCGCTCAAGGCGTGGCAGGACGGCGACACCGAGTTCGCGACCCTCTACCTGCCCGACGGCCTCTACAAGTTCCAGCGCCCGGCTGCCCAGTCCGAAGAGGCCCGCCAGCGCATCCAGGACACCGGGTTCATCCTCCCCGCAGGGCTGATGCTCGGCACCGGAGGCGGCTGGCGAGTCCGCGAGGTCAGCAACGAGAAGTGGCCAGTGCCGAACCCGCTCCGCGAGGTCCCGGTCGTCGAGTGGGTCAACCGCCCCCTCCTGGGCGGCGACCCGATCAGTGACATCGAGGGCACGATGGCCATGCAGGACGCCATCAACACCTTGTGGGCCTACCTGTTCACCGCCGCCGACCACGCCTCCATGAGCGCCCGCGTCGTGCTCGGCGCCGAGCCGCCCCGCGTGCCAGTGCTCGACGAGAACGGCCAGGTCGTCAGCTCCAAGCCCGCCAAGCTCGAGGACCTCGCTCGCGGCCGCCTGCTCTTCCTTCCTGGCGCTGGCGCCAACGCCCGGATCGACCAGTGGGACGCCGCCAAGCTCGACGTGTTCGGCAACGAGATCGCCCGCGCGCTCGGCCATGTCGCCGCGCAGACCCAAACCCCGGGCTACTACCTGCTGACCAACGAGAAGTTCGCCAACCTCAACGGCGACGCTCTCACCGCGGCCGACGTGCCGCTGGTCGACAAGCTCAAGGACAAGGCGAAGTACCTCAACACCTCCGCCAAGGAGACCGCCCGGCTCATGGCGCTGGTGCGCGGCAAGGCCGACCTCGCCGCGAAGATCGCCGAGACCAACGGCCGCGACTTCACGCAGTGGAAGGACGAGGCGATGCACTCGCTGAGTCAGGTCTCCGACGCCGCCACCAAGGACCGCTCGGTCGGCCTGTCGCTGCGCACGGTCCTTGAGCGCCGCTACGGCATGACCGAGCCCGAGGTCGAGCGCGAACTGCAGCGCATCCGCGAGGAGAAGGCCGACCCGGTCCTCGCCGCGCTCGTCGGCAGCATGCCCGGCGGTACTGGTGCCGGTTCTCCGTTCGGCTGATCGCTACTACCGGCTCTCGGCTGGCATCGCCCGCAAGGCCGTCCTCGACGCCCGGGATGCCCACCGCCGTGGGCTGGGGCCGGTTGCCCAGGTGCTGCAGGCCCACCAGCGCGCCGAGGTCGACCTCGCCCGGCTCGCGGTCGGCGCGATGCTCGACGAGCAGTCGATCACCGCCACCGCCACTGCACTGCTCGACTCCTCGGCGTTCACGACCATGGTCGAGGACCTCGAGCGGATGCTCGACAAGGTCGCCACCGACGCTGCCTTCGACCGGCTCATCGGCTCGCTCACCCAGGGCGCCGGCCGCGACGCCATGTCGCTCGAGGTCGCCGTCCGCCCGGACCTCGTCTGGGTGCGTCACGTCAACCCGCCCTGCTGCTCGCGCTGCGCGATCCTCGCCGGCCGCGTCTACCGCTGGTCCGACGGGTTCGAGCGCCACCCGGGCTGCGACTGCGTCAACATTCCCACCACCGTCTCCGCGGGCTCCGGGCTCACGATGAGCCCGGAGGACCTCGTCACCCAGGGCCTGGTGACCGGCCTCTCGAAGGCCGACCTCCTCGTTCTCGCCGAGGGCGGCGACCTCAACCAGATCGTCAACATCCGCAAGCAGGCCGCCGGGCTGAGCGACGGCCGCGAGATCCTGGTTCGCCGCGGACGCCTCACCCCCGCCGGCATCCTCAACGAGGCCGAGGGCGACCGGGGTCGCGTCGCCGAGCTGATCGAGGTGAACGGCTACGGCCGAACCGCCAGTGCCAGCGCACGGACCACGCCCCCCGCCGCATCGGGAAGCGGATCGTCCGGCACTCCGCCCCGCCCGCCCGCACCACCCGCCAACGCCCCAGGCGGACCCGGCGAGCCCGACCCGGCCGACCGCGACGCCACCCGGGCCTACTGGCAGGCCCGCCAAGACGCCCTCGGCATCGACACCAACGGCGAGACCCTCACCCCCGACGAGGTCCGGTTCGCCGAGCGATTCCACGGCCGCCACGGCACCATCGCGCAGTGGTTCAAGGCCGACCGCACCCATCGCCGCAAGACCAACGACTTCGAGTGGGCCGAGCTTGCGATCGAGGCCGAACTGAAGTCCCCCAAGGACCGCTACCGCACCATCGCCAACGCCATCCGCGCCGACACGCCCTGGAAGCAGCACTTCATCGTCGACCTCGGCCACAAGGCGCTCACCCAAGCGCTGCGCTGGCAGCTCGAGAAGTACAACGAGCGCAACCCCGACCACACGATCACCGCCCTGTGGGTGCTCTCCCAAAACGGCGCCGAGTTCGACGAGATCAACCTCAAGTCGCCCCTGAAATGACGAACCGGGCCGCAAGCCCGCCAGTTCATATGGCCTGTTATCTCAAGGCAAGGCGGGGGCCGCCCGGTTCACCGTCGAGTGTACGCCGCCCCTCGAGCTGGCGCACCTCCCTCGATTCCTCCCGACGCGCGAGGCGCCGGGCCAACCTCTCGCAAGGAGAGACACATGGCTGAGCAGGCCACCAACACCACCGGCACGACCAGCACGAGCGGCACGGGCGACGCCACCGCGGCGACCGGCGACACCGGCACCACCACCGGCGACGGCACGACCGGCCAGACCACCGGCACCAGCGCCACGACCGGCGGGTCCGCAACGGACACCGGCGCCGCGACGAGCACCGGGACGAGCACTGGGACGAGCACCGTCGACTACAAGGACCGGTTCGAGGGCCAGCAGAAGGTCAACCGCGACCTCGAGAGCAAGCTCACCGGCGCCCGCACCGAACTCGACACGCTGCGCGCCGAGGTCGCCAAGCTCCAGGGCAAGGAAGCCGAGTTCGCCGCGGCCCAGGAGGCCCAGCGCCTCAAGGACGAGGCCCTCGCCGTCGCCAACCAGCGCATCCTCAAGGCCGAGTTCCGCGCCGCGGCCGCCGGCAAGCTCAACGACCCCGCCGACGCCCTGGCCTACATCGACCTGTCGTCGTTCGAGGTCAGCGACGACGGCGCCGTCGACTCCACCGCGATCGCAGCCGCGATCGCCGACCTCATCACCACCAAGCCCTACCTCGCAGCGCAAGGCGGACGGTTCCAGGGCGGCGCGGACACCGGCACTCGCAACGAGTCCGGCTCCACGCAACTCACCGAGGCAGACGTCAAGCGCCTCTCTGCCGAAGGCCGTCACGCCGAGATCGTGAAGGCCAAGGAAGAGGGACGACTGCGCGACTACCTCGGCTCCTGAACACCCACCCATCCCCGCTTCCTAGGAGGAAGACATGGCCATCGCCAACTTCAAGCCCGAGGTGTGGTCCGCCGAGCTGCTCGTCGCTCTCGAGAAGTCCCTGGTCTACGCCGCCCCCGGCGTCGTGAACCGCGACTACGAGGGCGAGATCAGCCAGTACGGCGACACCGTCCACATCGTCAACCTGGTCGACCCGACCATCGGCACCTACACGGCCCACACCGACATCACCATCGAGGATGTCGACGACGCCGAGCAGGTCCTGACGATCACCCAGTCGCCCTACTTCGCCTTCGAGGTCGACGACATCGAGAAGCGCCAGGCCCGCGGCAACGTCATGACCGAGCAGGCCCGCCGCGCCGCCTACCTGCTGCGCGACAAGGCCGACCAGTACGTCGCCAGCCTCATGGCCACCGGCGTCGATCCTGGCAACCTCATCGCCGAGGCCACCCTCACCGGCACCCCCGAGGCCGCCTACGAGACCCTCGTCGACCTCGGCACCATCCTCGACGAGGACAACGTCCCCACCGAGGGCCGCTTCGTGGTCATCACCCCGAAGTTCCACGGCCTGCTCCTCAAGGACCAGCGCTTCGTCGCTGCCGGCGACGCGGCCGGATCGACCACGCGCGCCAACGGCGTGGTCGGCGAGGCAGCCGGGTTCTCGGTCCGCAAGTCCAACAACGCCCCCAACGGCCCCGGTGCCGGCGCGGGCAAGCTGGTCATCGCGGGCTCGCAGATCGCGACCACCTACGCCGAGCAGATCCGCTCCGTCGAGGCGTTCCGCATGGAGAAGCGGTTCGCCGACGGCGTCAAGGGCCTGCACCTGTACGGCGGCAAGGTCGTTCGCCCGACCGCGCTCGCCGCGGCCGACGTGATCATCTGATGCCCCGCGTCACCGGCCCCAACGGCCTGGAGATCCCGGTCTCCGATGACATGGCCGCCGCCCTCCTGCGCCACCGCGACGGCGAGTACCAGCTCACCGACACCGACGGCGCCACGGGCGAGAGCAAGCCCGCCCCCGCCAAGAAGACCGCGGCCAAGAAGACGGCCGCGGCCAAGTCCACCGACACCGACGGCGCCACCGGCAGCACGCCGCCGGCCGCCTGACCCAACCACCAGAACCGACAGGGAGGTCCGTCCGTGCCGCTCACACCGCTCGCCGAACCGACGGACCTCCCTGCGGCCTGGTCCAGCCACACCGACGCCCAGAAGGCCATCAACGCCGCCTCCACGTCCATCCGCGACGCCGCCGGAGTACCGATCAGCGCGTTCACCGGCACCATCACCACCGACGCTCCCGGCGGCGTCAAGCTCAGCCTCCCCGCCCCCGTCCGCGACGTCACCGCCGTCACCCTCGACGGCTCCCCGGTCACCGACTGGCGCAACATCGGCGACGGCCTCTGGCGCCGACACGGCTGGGGCCATGACCACGCCCCCGTCACCGTGACCGGCACCTTCGGCCTCCCGAGCGTGCCGGCCGACATCGTCCAGCTCTGCGTCGACCTCGCCGTCGCCTGGCTCCAGCACCAGACGGCCGGAGGCGGCTCGGTAGCCGGGCTCAAGTCGGTCAGCATCGACGACGCCTCCGAGTCCTACACCGACGAAGCCGCCGGCCAGATCACACCCGTGTTCATCCCCGAGATCACCCGCAACTGGCTCAGCGCCCGCTTCGGCGGCGGCGCCTACGTCGTGGAGACCCTCTGATGCGCGCCGCGGCCCGCCTCGGCGGCATGCAGGCCCGCGCCCAGTCCCTGATGACCCTCACTCTGGCCGCCTACTCCCCCACCGGCCTCACCAAGGACGCCGACGGCTACGACGTCCCCACCTTCACGTTCGAGGGCCAGACGTTCGGGAAGGTCCAGGCCGGCGCCCAGGCCGGCGGCGACACCCCGACCCGCTACATCAAGATCGGCGGCACTGACCGTCCCGTGCTCGCCAGTGGTCTGCACGTCCCGATCACCGCGAAGCTCCCGAACCCGGGCGAAGAGCGCGGGCAGGTCGGCGGCGCGTGGGAGTACGTCGTGCTCGCGGTCGGTTCGGACGCCGACCTCGCCCTGCTCGGCCGCCGCTACATGGTCGTCGCCGTCCCCGTGAAGTCCTACGCCACCGCACGGCGTCTCGACGTCATCGAGCTGGAGGTCTGATGCGCGTCCACGTGCAGCACCAGATCGACGAGCTGGTCGACGACATGACCACGATCGAGCGCCGCTTCCGCCCCCAGATGGCGGAGGTCGTCAAGAAGGCCGCCAAGCGCGGCAACGACGCCGCCAAGGGCTTCGCGTCTGAGCAGCACACGATGTTTTCCGACGTCGACATCGACTACGCCCCCTCGTTCACCGCCGAGCGCCTTGGCGGCATGGAGTGGGAGTACGGCCCCGACTCCGCGCTGCCGCAGGGCTCGAAGGCCAGCGGCTACGAGTTCGGGTCGATCAACCAGGCGTCGCCGCACCAGAACCTCGACCGCTCCGTCGACATCCTCGCCGTCGAGTTCCCCAAGGCCATCGGCGACGAGCTCGGCGACCTGTTCCAGCGAGCCGGATTCCGATGAGCACCAAGGCCAACCTCGACGCCGTCGTCGAGGCCCTCAACGCTGCCCTGCCCGCGGAGTGCCGCGCGTACCCGCTCGGCGAGGTGCCCGCCAAGCGGCCGGCCGAGTACGTCGAGGTCGTCGTGACCCGCCGCTTCGGCGGCAACCCCAAGGCCAGCGCGGTCTCCGACGTCGCCGGCTACCGGACCCTGCTCCGGGCTGTGTCCCAGGCCAGCGTCGACAACGTCCACAAGACGCTCGAGACCTGCCGCGGCGCACTGGAGTTCCAGTGCCTCCCGGTCGGCGACCAGGCCACGACCCCGATCCAGTTCGAGACCGCCCGTTCCGCCGGCCCGGACAACGGCTGGTTCTCCGGCGCCGAGCAGTACACGCACGCCCTGTGACCCGACCCTCGATGGAGGCATCCCATGTCCGACCCCGCCACTGATCTCGTCCGTGTCCGCGTCGGCGACACCGAGTTCAACGCCGGCCGCTCCGACGCCCACCGCCGCGGCCTGACCGTGCTCGACGAGCCCACCCACACCCGCTCCGGCAACCCCCGCCCCGAGACCCGGGCCGGCGGGCGGCCCGTGAAGCCCAAGACGTCCGTCGCCACCAAGGCAGCGGCGAAGAAGGCGGCGTCGGCTGCGTCGTCCGCCCCGGCTGCGTCGTCCGGCGACAGCCCGACCACCAACCCGCCTTCCCAGGAGGACTGACATGACCGTCACCATGCCCGAGACCCAGAAGTCCCAGGGGTACTCCCGACTCGTGGTGCTCGACACCGCGACCAACCTCGCCGCCATCCCGCTGGCTGCCGTCAGCGCGGGCGAGATCCTCACCTGCCACCTCTACGGCGACTTCGTCTCCGAGGGCGGCGAGAACGTCGGCGAGGGCCCCCGCAAGATGTGCAGCCGGAAGGTGCCCCAGGAGTTCGGCAACACCACCGACACCATCACCGACCTGCAGTACAGCCACCTCCCGCAGGAGGACGACGCCGCGCCCGGCAACGAGGCCCGCACGCTCATGACCCCGGGCACGACGAAGATCCTGCTCGAGTTCCAGGGCATGGACGGCAAGGGCTCCACCTTCGCGGCCGGCGACTCCTACATCGCCCACAAGGTCAAGCTCGGTCGCCAGCGCCGCGGCCGGACCGGCGACGGCGAGTTCGACCAGTTCTCGATCACCCAGTCCGTGATCTACGCCGACGGTGGCGAGCCCATCAACGGCGTCGTCGCGGCCTGATCCACCCAAGACGGCCCCGTCCGCGCTGCCGAGTCGCGGACGGGGCCACTCGGCAACCACCCGGCAGGAGAACCCCATGCCCAAGACCCTCGCGGAGCTGCGAGCCGAGAAGGCCGCCAAGCTCCCCACCCGCTCCGAGCGCCTCTGCCTCAACCTCGAGCTCCTCGGCGAGGTCCAGCGCCTCTCTGCCGAGAAGGCCGACCTCGTCATCAACGCCAACGCCGCCGAGCCGGCGGTCAGCGACCAGGCGAAGGAGTCGAAGGCTCGCGTCCGCAAGGGCGGCGAGCGTGGCGACGGCCCCCTCGGCGATGAGGCCGTGGAGGAGGCGATCCTGCCCCCTCGGGTCGCCGAGATCGAGGCCGAACTCGCGAGTCTGTGGGATCGGATGCGCGAGTACGAAGGTGACCTCGTGCTCCGTGGCATCGACGGTGACGCCTGGCAGACCTACAAGGACGAGCACCCGCCCCGGGAAGACAACGTCTCCGACGCACGCCACGGCAACAACGTCGTCAACACCACCGACCTGATGCGCGACCTCGGCGACTGGGCCGAGTCGTGGGAGGGCGAGCCCATCCCGGATGGCGAATGGGGCAGCTGGCTTCGCAAGCGGATCGCGCCGGCCGACATGATCGGGCTGGTCCGTCGCGTAGTGGAGATGCAGGAGTCGAAGGTCACCGTCCTCCCAAAAGCCCTGAGCGACTCGCACTCGACCACTTCGATCGTGAGCGCCGACGCCTAGCCTTCGACCTCGGCATCTCCGAACGGCGCCTCAACGGCTGGGAGCCGTCCGAGCACCACGAGCACTACGACGCCGAGGGCAAGCTCACCGGCTACACGGTCATCCACCGCGAGGCCGAGTGGTCTGACTCCGAGGTCGTCAAGATGCTTGAGCTGCGGCTCTACGAGGCCGGCGTCTGCTCAGGGTGCGGGTACCACGTCTCGCTGACTTCCAACCTGGACAACCACTTCGCGATCGAGGTGGACCACTGCCCCGTGTGCGCTGGCGTCGCCAAGAACGACCGCATCCAGCACGCCGCCGACAAGAAGGCGCTCAAGGCGATGGGTGACGAGCAGAAGATCCCGCCCGCCCGCAAGCGTCCCGGCGACGGCCGCCGCGTCTCGGTCCGATACCGCGGGAAGAAGTCAGTCGAGCAGCAAGATCGCGACGACGGCCAGCAGCCCCGCGAGCACAAGCCCGCCGAGCGTGGCAACAACTAGCATCACGCGATCCTGACCGCCTGGCGCCATTCGACGCGGAAAGGCGAGGCGCCAGCCGAGGTGCCACAGGACCACGAAGACCCAGACGCCCGCGATGCCCGCGAGCGCGAAGAACGCCTGATCGAGCGCCCCGAGTCCGACCCCGACGTTCGCCACCAGCGCACCGAGGAGCGCCAGGCCGATGTCGCGGCGGACGAACGTCAGGTCGTCGGTCTGCACATCGCTCATGAACACGGACCGTAGCCGCACTCGCCGCGATCTGTCTCGACAACCCCTGCGCGAGGAGGCCCCATGTCGGTGCGTCTGGAATCGGTCCGCGTCTCCGCCGAGGACGCCGGATTCACCACCACGGTGGCGAAGATGACCGCCGCTGCGGCCATGTTCGGCGCCACGCTCGACCACGTTGATGGCGCCGGGGTGCGGGTCAAGAAGACCCTTCCGACCGTGTCCGACGGGATCGACGACATTGGTCGCTCCTCGCGCAAGGCTGGCCCCGAGATCGATCGTCTCTCGGGGCGAGTGCGGATCTTCGCGGACCTCATGGCGGTCCTCGGCCCCTCGGCGATCCCCATTGCTGGCATCGCCGTCCCCGCCGTCACCGGACTCGCCTCCCAGCTCGGGTTTGCGGCCATCGGCGCCATCTCGCTCGTCGCAGCGTCCCAGGGGGTTGGAGACGCCCTCAAGGCGGCGAACAAGGCAGCGATCGAGCCGACGGCCGAGAACCTGCAGAAGGCCCGCGAGGAAATGGAGCGCCTCGGGCCGGACGCGCGGAAGTTCGTGCGTGAGTTCGACAAGATCCGGCCGACCCTCACCTACATTCGCGACGCCTCGGCGGCGGGCTGGTTCCCGGGGCTGACGGAGGCGCTCAAGGACTTCGACCGGCTCGGGCCCCGGTTCGCCGACATCTCCGAGCTGATCGGCCGCCGCGGCGGCGACCTGATCGCAGAAGGCGCCGACGCCCTCGCGGGCCCTGAGTGGGACGAGTTCTGGTCCTTCGTTGAGCAGGAGGCGCCCGGCGCAGTCGAAGACCTCCTCCGGACGGTCGGGAACCTCTCCAAGGGGCTAGCTGAGCTGTGGATGGCGTTCCAGCCGACCAACAACCGGTTCGGCGACTGGCTCCTTGAGCAGTCTCGCGACTTCGCGAAGTGGTCGGAGGAGCTGAAGGATTCCGACGGGTTCCAGGAGTTCATCGACTACATCGAGACCAACGGCCCTCGAGTCGCTGCCGCCGCCGGTGCGATCGGCGACGCGATCCTCCAGATCATCGAGGCGCTCGCACCCCTCGGTGGTCCCTCGCTCAAGATTATCGAGATCTTCGGCGACGCCGTGTCGGCGATCGCAGACAGCGACCTCGGCACCCCGATCCTGGCCGGCGTCGCCGCGCTCGCGCTCTACTCCCGCGGCCTCCAGGCTGCCGCCGCCCTGCAGACCAAGCTCTACGGCGGCGCGGCCTCGGCCCGCCTGGCCGAACGAGGGGTCTTCGGCTTCACGCGCGGCCTCGGGAAGGATCTGAAGTCGGCGACACCCTCCATGAAGGAGTGGGGCACTGTCGCGTACCGGATGGGGCAGTCGTCCAAGTACGCCTCGGAGCAGACGCTGGCGGCGCGCAAGTCCGTCCGCTCGTTCTCGTCCCAGGCAGCAAAGGGCGCAGCCCCCGTCGCAGGGCTCGCGGTCGCTGCGTCTGGCGCGGCTGACGGCATCGGCCTGACGAACACGGCGTCACTCGCTCTGGCGGGTTCGTTTGCGGGCCCCTGGGGTGCCGCGGTGGGTGGCGGCATCGGCTTGATGATGGACTTCGCCTCCGCATCGGGCGAGGCCACCAAGGGCATCGAGGGCATGCAGGCCGCCATCGACTCGATGGACCCCGAGGCGATCCGCGGACAGCTCGACGCCTTCGTTGCCGACAACCAGAAGTACCTCGACGACTGGACCTTCGGCGACACCCTCTCGGCAGGGTGGAAAGACCTCATCTCCGGAGGCCAGTTCTCGAAGACGGTCGAGCTGGCCGGCGCGCTCCCGGGGGCGCTCTCTGCCGCCGAGGCTCAGCAGCAGGAGTTCAACGACGCGATGCGCCAGGGCGGCCTGATCGCCGCCGAGTCCGCCTACGGCCTCCAGCGGCTCATCGGGGCTCTTAACGAGCAGCAGGCCGCATCCCGCGGCGCGATCGACGCCCAGTACGCCTGGGGTGCCGCCGTCATGCAGGCGCGCGAGCAGATGAAGAACGGCAAGGACGGCTTCGACGAGTTCACCGAGGCCGGTCAGCAGAACATGACGATCGCGCGAGAGATGGCCGACGTCTGGAACCGCGACATGGAGGCCGCTCAGGCTTCCGGCCTGACCTACGACAAGGTCCGGAGCCAGATCGAACGGTTCGCGATGGCCCAGGGCAAGACTCGCGAGGAGGCCGAAGACCTCGCGCGCGAGCTGGTGGCTTTCCCGGACGAGGTCAGCACTCGCCTGGCGTTCGAGTACGACCGCGAGAACCTCGAAGACGCCAAGGCGGCGTTTGACTCGCTGCCCAAGGACGTCCGCACCGACATCAAGGCGAACGGCATCCCGCAGACCGAGTCGGCGGTCGACGCGCTGGTTCGGAAGTACAAGCTCACGGAGAAGGAGCGCAAGGCGCTGGTCAAGCTCATGGACCAGGCGACTCCGTCGATCAACGCGATCATCGCGCGACTGAATGACATCCGAGACCGGGACGTCACGGTCACCACGACGTTCCGGAACTTCTACGAGAACGTCCCCAAGCCCGGCAAGCCGGGGAAGAAGCCGAAGCCCTCCATCCCGCCAGCCGCCCCGGGCTTCAACGCGCCTGGGAGCGCTGACGGCTCCACGGTCCCTGACGACGGCCGCGGCTACCGCGACTACCTGCTCTACCGGCTCGCCCCGCGCGAGGAGGTCATCTCCAACCGCAGCGGGCAGGCCGACGAGTTCCGGCCCGAGCTGAAGGACATCAACCGCGGCATGTCGCGCCGCGAGGTCGCCGAGCGGATGATGACGCGCGGTCTCGCCGGAGGCGGCACGGCCGACCGTAACCCCTCGTGGTCCTCGGCGTTCGCGCCGCTAGGTCAGCCCGGCAGCGGGAAGAACCCGACATGGCTGCCGGACGGCATGAAGGCCATCGAGGTCATCCAGTACGAGCTGCCCAAGTCGCTCAAGGGCCTGAACCGGGCGCTCAAGCGCTCCCAGAAGGCAGTCGATGACGAGACCGAGGCCCGCGACCGCGTCATCGCCAAGATGGACTCGATCCGCGACGCAGCGAGCGACCGCGTCCGGTCTGGCCTGTTCCCCAACAACGACGTGTGGTCGGCCGGCGGAACGTTCGACGACGTCATGGCCGTCCTCAACGGCGACAACCTCAACGGCGCCCAGCTCGTCAAGGACATCGAGGCGCTCCGTTCCAAGGGCGTCAACCAGGGCGCTCTCGAGGCCCTCCTGCGGGAGGCCCCGGACGCCCAGTCGCTGACCGACTTCGCGAACCGCTCGGCCGCCGACCTCGCCAAGTACGTCTCAGCGTTCAACCTCCGCGAGCAGTACGCCACCAAGGCCGGCGACGCGGCCGCCGCGACCTACGCCAAGGAACTGGCGGCGCAAGTCCGCGAGCTGCGCCAGGCCAACGGGCGTCTCGACGCGATCGAGAAGGCCATCAAGGCCGAGCACAAGGAAGACCGCCAAAGCCGCAACCGCGGCAACTCCAAGGGCCACCGCGGCCGGAACGGGAAGAAGTGACGTGACCGAGCAGATCGAACCCAGCCCGGCCGACGCGACGCTGAGCCCCACCGTGCCGCTGATCGACCAGCGGCTCGCTGAACTCGACGGCGGCGCGAACAGCATCGGGCTCCAGGAGGGCTGGATCGCCAAGGCCCGTGCCGACCTGGAGGCCGCGGAGGCGAAGCTCGCCGCCTGCCTGGCCGAGAAGGCACGGCTCGAGGCCGACCGTGCGCTGCTCGCTCCCGAGATCCCGACCGAGCCGGAGGAGACTGCATGAGCCAGCCGCACTCGCTGACGTGGGGCGACATCCGCATCGCTGGCGACACGGTCGACCCGGACGCGGAGTTCGTGATCGAGGCCATGGCCGATGGCACGAAGCTCGGCACCGCCAAGGCGCTGACCGAGTTCGTGAAGTCGCTCCAGGTCGACGGGTCGCTCGCGGTGATGAACGGCCACGACAACGCCGAGACCGTCATCCGGCTCAAGGTGTCGGCGCCAGAGGGCAAGGCGGCCGGGCCCGCGGTCGCGAAGGCCGCTGCGGCCCTCGCGGCGAACGCGGCTGCGGACCCGATCCCGCCACTGGTGTGGGTCTCTCCGCTCGAGGACGCCGCCACCTGTGTCTACGACGTCTACGCCGCAGACCCGGAGCGCGACGAGGGCAACGACTGGGACCTCGACGAGGAGGTCCAGGAGTGCCGCTACTTCACCGTCACGATGTCGCGGCACCCGTTCTCCCGCCCGACGGACCCGGTCACCGTGCCGGCACTGCCGGTCCCGCCCGCGAGCGAGACCAAGACGGTCATCGACACCTGCGACTCCGCCTCCGGATGGACCGTCCCCACCGCCTACGGGTTCGGCACGGTCCAGCGGACCAACGAGATCCTCAACCCCTCCCCGGTCCAGGGCATCGGCCAGTGGACGGCCGACCCCGGCACCGACGTCGTGGCAGTGCAGGCCGCCTCAGTGACCCCGCCGATGGACCACACGTGGGTCGACATCCTCAGCACGGCGTTCCAGCTGCGGCCCATCACCGGCGTCGCGAACCGGCGCATGCTCGCCGAGGCCGTCCAGGGCTCCTCCGCGCACGTCGTCGCGCCCGGCGACCGGATCTACCTCCGCAACGAGATCGCGGTCCGCGTCACCGCGACCGGCGGAGGCGGGGCGGTCAAGGACGGCAGCACCATCAAGCTCGTCGTCGACCAGTGGAACGGCGCGACCAGCAGCGGGCAGACCGAGATCGGCAGCCTGGTGGCGATTGCCGGCGGCGCAGACGGGAACAGCTGGGTCTACAAGACCATCCAGGGGTACTACACCGTGCCCGCCGGAACGACCCGCATCCGCCTCGCGCTGGTCCACGCCTACGCCCCGGTCGCCGGAGAGAAGATCTACGCCTCCAACTTCATGATGGAGCGCGTCCCGGCCGGCGCCGTCGGCGCTCGGTCCTTCCTCATGGGGACGAACACCAACAGCGCGACCAGCTACAGCGGATGGACCGGCACGCCCTACAACTCGACCACGGTCGAGGTCGGCAAGCCGAGCCCGACCTCGGCCGGGGGAAGCGTGATCGCCTCCGGCACCCCGGTCAGCGTCTATGGCCCCCGGTCGCTCGAGCTGCGACGCACCGGCGCCACCGCCGCCCCGGGCGCGCTGCCCTACCTGCGGATCTCGGCGGCCGCCTCCGTGGCCGGCGTGGCTACCGACCCGACGTTCAAGCGCGGCCTGGGCACCCTGAGCACGATCACCCCGATCGCGGTCATGCCGAGCCTGGTCAGCGGATACCTCGACTACTACTTCACCGCCGCCGACTTCGACCGACTGTCCATCTCGCTCACGGCACCGGCGCAGCCCGCTACGCCGTCGGCATCGATCGCGATCGCCGAGGTCACCCACACCAACCTGATCGTGTCGAGCAGCACGAACCGTCAGCGCTCCCGCGCCGCGACCATCCTCGGCTCCGCGCCCACCCAGGCCGCGATCCGCGTCTACGACTCCACCACCCCCACGCCAGGCGCACTGGGCACCGACATCCTCGTCTACAGCACGAAGAACGCCGCACTCGCGCCACCGCTGCGGCCGTTCCTGACCTCCGGCGGCGCCACCGTCGACACGACGATGATCTCCGGAGCCCGCAACACCCTCGCGACCCCCGCGGTCTTCCGAATCCAGGCGGCCAAGCTCCGTGACGGGATGCACGGCCTCGTCGGGCGGCTCAACGTCACCACCGCCGGCACCCTGACCTGGACGACGCGCATCGTCGACTCTGCCGGTGCGGCCACCATCGGCTCCGGCGTCACCGACTCCGGCTCGATCGAGGTCCCGGTCACCAGCGGCTACCGCGCGATCAACCTCGCCGCCATGCTGCTGCCACCGGTCGAGGTCGAGGGCAGCCAGCTCGTCGAGATCACCATCGCCGGGACCGCGAACATGTCCTGGGACGAGTTCTGGCTCTTCAACCTCACCGAGGGCTCCCTGTCCTGGGTCCGTGACGCCGACTCGATGACCTGGGTCGAGATCCGCCCCGCCGAGCTGGGCAAGCTGCCCAGCGTCTACGGCGGCACGGGCGCGTTCGGGACCAATCCGGTGTGCGTGGACTACAAGACCATCGGCTCCGACTTCGGCGCCGCGGACCAGCACTACGCCGACCCCGGGCCGCTCCAGGTCTTCACCGTCACCTCGACCTCGCTCAAGGCCCAGTCCGAGCTCTGGTTCTACCCCCGCTACCTCGACGCCGTCATCGACGAGGCCGCCTGACATGGCCCGCAACCGCTTCCGGCCCGAACTGCGGGTCGGCGGCTACCTCCTGTCCGGCATCGTGCGATGGGACGGCCTCAAGCACTCCGGCGACCTCAACGGCGACGTCGACCTCTCCGCCCGGATCATCTTCAAGAACGACTGGCGCCACCCCGCCCTGCGCGACAAGGCGCCCGTCGAGCTGATGCGCGGCCCGGCGTGCCTGTGGGCCGGCACCCTGGTCGAGCCGGACTGGGACGCTGGCACCATCGGTGCCGTCGGGGCATCCCGTGATGCCGAGAACGCGATGGCGCTCGACGCCCTGGGCAACGCCTCGACCAAGCCCAACGAGGTCATCGACGCCGCGATCAACCGTGGCGCCCTGTCCTGGAAGCGCGTCGGGGACTTCGGCAACACCGAGGTCGGCGAGCCCGGCTCCGGTCTCACCACCGTCCGGTCCGTCCTCGACGCCTGGGCCACCAAGAACGGCCAGAGCTGGCACGTCGACTCCCGCCGCCGGCTCATCATCATCCCCGCCGTCGAGACCTCCATCAACTGGCTCGTCACCCCCGGCTCCGGGGTCCTCGGCGCATCCGGAACCGAGCGGGTCGACGTCGTCTTCGTCCGCTACACCAACAAGACCACCGGACGACGCGACACCGCCTCCTACCCGGCCGTCTCCCCGACCCGGCCCGTCGAGAAGCCCAAGGAGATCTTCGACCGCGGCCCACTCCTCCCCGCCGAGGCCGTCGCGATCGCCACCGGCCTGTGGAACGAGGCCAACGCCGGCCGCGCCGGATGGACCAACGGCCTCAAGCTCTCCGCAGGCCAGGTCACCAACCTCGGCGGCCGCGAAGCCGACCTCGCCTTCGTCCGCGCCGGCCAAGGCATGGCCCTGCGCTCAGTGCCAGACCCCCGCGGCCTCTCACGCAACACCAGCATCGTGATCGGCGACATCGAGGTCGACTGGGCAGACGGCACCATCCAGGCCAACCCCAAGGGCCTGGCCGCCCAAGACGAGCAGTCCGCCCTCGACTCCGTCGCCGAACTCGCCAGTCAGGCGCTCGCCCAGGCGGGCTCCGGCGGCGGCATGGCGCCGTTCGCGATCGCCACCGGCGTGGTCAACGTCGCCCTCTCGGCCGTGAACTCCGCGTTCACGAACATCACGTTCCCCGCCGGCCGGTTCACCGTCGCGCCGATCGTGCTCGCGACCCTGCAGAGCGCCCCCTCCGGGTCGCAGAAGTTCGTCCCCCGCGTGCTCAACGCAACCACCAGCGGCGCGTCGGTCTACGTCTACACCGGCGACACCACCGCACAGACCGCCACGGTCAACGTGGCTTGGGAGGCCATCCAGATGACCCCAACCTCGGCGGTGGGCTGATGCTCGATCGCACCAACGACATCATCGGCCTCGTCCTCGGGGTCCTCGCGCTGCTCGGCGCCCTGCTCAGCTACCTACGTTGGGTCCACCCGCGGATCAAGAAGGCGCGCGCGACCGGGCGAGCAGCGATCGACGCCCTGCTCGGCCGTGATGCGATCCGCGACTCCATCACGGGCGAGGAGATCCACCCCGCGCTGCCCGGCGTCGGCGCCCGGATGGCGCACCAGGAGCAGCAGATGGAGCTCCTGACCGTCACCGTCACCAAGCTCGTCGACCAGCAGGTCCACCAGCAGAAGCTCGAGCGCAGGGTCGACGGCCTCGAGCACCGCGTCAAGGGGCTCGAGGACCAGACCATCGAGCGCGTCGCCGGCAAGGCCGAGTCCGTCGCCGCGTGGCGCGCCGTCGAAGCCGTCGCCAAGCAGGCCGACCCGACCACCCCCGAGATCCAGGAGCCACCGTCATGACCAGCTCGCAGAACGGCTACCCCGCGCTCACCAGTCGCGTCACCGGCGCGCTGCCCCGTCTGCGCGTGTGGCGCATCCCCGGCACCGACCGGCGCCTGACCCTGCGCGACGGCTCGACCGGCTTCCTGTTGGTCCACCTCGCGATGTGGTTCGACAAGAAGGTCGAGGACATCGACGCCGGGATCTGGGACGAGTGGGGCTACGCCTACCGGCCCGTCCGCGGCTGGGTCGCCCTGTCCAACCATGCCTCGGGCACCGCGATGGACCTCAACGCCACCCAGCACGTGCTCGGCCGCGAGGACACCTTCACGCCCGATCAGGAGCGCCTCATCCGCGACCGCGTGCGCAGCTTCTATGGCGGCTGCATCCGCTGGGGCGGTGACTACCGGGGCCGCAAGGACGAGATGCACTTCGAGATCGACCGCGGCATCGGCGCCTGCGAGCGCAAGGCCCGCGCGCTGCTCGACACCCCGCGCGGCCGGCGCATCCTCGCCGCCAACCCCGGCGCGCGGAAGGTCATCCTGTCGTGAGCCGCGACCGCCGCCGGTGGCTCCGCCTGCGTGGCCGGCGCGGCCTCGCGCGGCCCCGGCCGCTGCGGCGCGGCCAGGTCAACGGCCAGGGCGCCACCGCCGCGGCCGGGAAGACCGAGCGGATCGTCCTCGCCGCCATCGAGCACGCGGACGTCCTCACCATGTGCGAGGTCGCCAACATCGACGTCGCCGACCTCCTCGGCCCCGGCTGGGACGTCGCCCAGGACACCTCGACCTGGGCCAAGGCCGGATGCGCCGTCGTGATCCGCCGCTCCCGCGGCTACATCAAGCGCTGGCACCTGCGCCTCGGCGTCGCCGCCTGGCTCCGCGGCCGCCGCGCCCGGCAGATGAACGACCGGCACGTCGTGGTCGCGGTCCTCAAGATCGACCCCGGCACCCGCTGGCGCTGGCGCCACAAGGTCGCCGCCGGCCACGCCCCGCCGAAGCGGAACTGGTCCCCGTGGTGGGCCGTGTGGATGCAGCTGGTCCGCACCCTCGCCGTCTTCGACATCGGCGCCGACTGGAACCGCCGCCGCCCCGCGATCGCCGACGCCATGCCCGCCCGCCGGATCCACATGCACGGCATCGACGGCTTCGCTCTCCGCGCCTGGCTGCCCGCCGACGGCCTCACCCACCGCGACGTCGGCAGCGACCACCCCGCCACCTACCTCACCCTCTGGCCCACCCCGAAGGAGCACCCATGAGCAACCCGCTCAACGACATCGTCCCCGCCCGGCACCGCCGTCGCGTCTACGCCATCCTCGCGCTCCTGGCGCTCGCCCTCGCGGCTTACAAGGCGTCCGAGGGCGACTGGATCGAGTTCGCCGGCTACCTCCTCGGCCTGCTCGGCTTCGGTACCGCCGTCAGCAACACCGACACGACCACCTGACCTCGCTACCGCAGGCCGACCGCCGCCCGTCCCCACCCGGGGCGGGCGGCTTTCGGCGTTCAGGTGCGCGGCGGGTCGTGGGCCGTCCCCAGCCGCGGCACCCCGTCGCTGACCGGCTTCAACCGCTCGGCCGGCACCCAGTCGGTCTGGATCTGGCCGTCCGTGGTGCTCTGGTTGTCCCAGGTGACGAAGGCCTCCCACTCGCCGTGCTGGTTCTGGCGCCAGGCGAGGATGAGGCCGGGGAAGTGGCGGGGGCCGAACTGCTCCTTGACCCACACGTGTCGCTGCCCCATCTGCCGAGGATAGAACACCCGTTCGATAGAGTCCTGCGGTGCAGATCCGGATCGCCCACCGCCTCAAGACCGACGACAGCGCCGAGCCCACGATCGCCACCCTCGACGCCGATGACTACGACACCGGCCTCGCCGAGCTCCGGGCGGCGATGCCCGAGAACCACGTCCTGCTCTGGATCAACGTCGACCGCTAGTCCGTCCGGGCGTCGAGCTGGAACCCGAGCCGCCTCGCCGACCGCTGCCGCTGCCGGTCCGACCGCAGCCGCCGGAGCCGCTTCACCAGCAGCGGGTCGAACGCCAGCGCCTCCGGCCGGTCGATCAGCGAGTTGAGCCGCTGGTAGTAGCGCGTCATCGACACTCCGAACACCTCGGACACCTTCGACTCCTTCGCGCCGGCGTACTTCCACCACTGGCGCTCGAAGGTCAGCATCGCGGTCTCGGTGGTGGTGAGCTCGGACATCAGGCAGCCCAGGGCGTGACGGCGAACGAACCAGTCGGCCGCATCGGCTCCCGGCACAGCAGGTCGGCGAAGTAGACCCAGACATGGACCGCCTGGAAGTTGTCCTTGACGAACGGGTTGCTCCCGCCGCCACGCACGGCGGCGAACGGCGCGAAGAAGTCCAGGATCAACGGGACGAGCCCGTGGAGGTCGTCATCGGGGAGCTTCACCTGCTCGCCGTCGACCCATCCAGCGAGCGAGAGATGGAACGCCCGCGCGTACTCGTCGCCCGGCTCCCCCAGGTCGCTCGAGGCGACGATGCTCACCGTCCGACGCGGATCCTTGGTCTCCGACGGGTCTCCCAC